TATCCACAGTCATGCAACTGCTAATACCACCACGTGGTCTGAATTCAATCTCAATACGAATACGATCTGGTTCATAGGCTTTGAGTAAATCCTTGTACATCACATCCAAGGCTCGTTCATAGCTTATTACAGTATCTCTATATTGAAACAAATACTCTTTAAGACTTTTTAATTCTATAGTACGATCTTTACCATAGAACCAGATAGTAATGTCCCCAAAGTCTGGCTGATTCTTCACGCCAAGAAATGTAAACTCAGGAATAGAAATCCGTTGTTCGTATCCCTTTGCGGCATTAGGTAAAGACTTGAGAGTACTACCATCAATGCTGTTCCAGATTTTTACAGTCATGTTATTCCTTTAAAATAAATCAGTTTTTTCCCATGGCAAATAGTCTTTGCCAAAATGTCCATAGTTGGTAGTTGAGTTGTAGATAGGACGGAACAAATTAAATCGTTCAATAATACCTTGAGGCGTCAAATCAACATTGTCTTGTAACCAGTTAGTTAACTCACGACCCTGTGCGGCATCTGCGGTTTCAACATAGAAGCTCATGGGTTGTGCTAATCCAATGGCGTAGCTGATTTGCACTGTGGCCCAATCTGCTCGACCACTGGCTACAATATTCTTAGCCAAATACCGAGTTAGGTAGGCAGCACTCCGATCCACTTTAGTAGGATCTTTGCCACTGAAGGCTCCGCCACCATGAGGACTATAGCCACCGTAAGTATCAACAATAATCTTACGGCCAGTAAGCCCAGTATCGCCATCAGGACCACCAATAACAAATCTACCAGTAGGGTTAATAAAGAATTCAGTTTGGTCATCTACATATTTTTCTGGCAGGATACTGCGAATTACACTTTCAATTGATTGTCTAACTTGAACAATATCTACAGACTCATGATGTTGAGTTGAACAAACAACTTTAGCAATGCGTTTAGGAGTACCGTTATCGTTGTATTCAAATGTTACTTGGCTTTTAGCATCTGGTCCTAACCAAGGCAGCGCCATACTTTTACGAACATGTGTCAATGTTTCAACAATACGATGGCTCCAATAAATGGCACTGGGCATGTGTACAGCAGTTTCATTACATGCATATCCAAACATCAAACCTTGATCGCCTGCACCAAACGTGTCTGTGCCCAAGGCAATATCTGCACTTTGCCCGTGCAACAAATTTGTAATCTCTACATCGCGCCAGCTAAATCCAGTTTGATCGTAACCAATATCCTTAATCACACAACGAACTGCACTATCAACTTCTTCTGTGTGTAAAATGCCTTTGTATTCTCCTGCAACTACAACACGATTGGTTGTGACCAAAGTTTCACATGCGCAACGCAATGATGAATCTTCTTTGCTCATAACTAAATCTAGTACTGCATCACTAATTGCATCTGCAACTTTATCTGGATGCCCTTCACTAACACTTTCACTTGTAAACAAATAACTCATTGGTTCCTTTAAACTTGTATATCTTCCATGCCTGCAGTACGTAATCTAACCACATGCCCCATTTGCCATTGCTTGGTATCTAGGCCTTTCATGATCCCTAACCAACGATTACGCAGTAGTGCAATTTCGTTAATAAGTGTCTCCATGTCAATGACTTCGTCTTCTCCGTCAACATATTTTTCAGCATCTCTAGATGTTAATGCTCTAGCATAGCCTTCGAGATATTTTTGAAAGTGTCGTCGGCGTATTTTTCGCAATTGTATGTTGAGAAAATTAAGCACCGCCTCAATTTCCTGCAGTTGATTGAATCGATGCTCAGTGATTCCAGGCAATGCAGTAATATTTTTTTCTACTATACCACCAATACGACAATCTTTTTTGGCTGCATCTAGCTCGTGTTCGTAGTATGCAACAAAATCTGGAAGCAGACTTAGATCACCAACTACACGACTGTACCACATTAGTCTTCCCAGTCTTTGTCATCAAAGTCATCAAAGTACTCATCTTCTTCCGCATCTTCTTCGTCACCGTAATCTTTGTCGTTGTCAAGATATGCAGTTAACGCACGTTTGATATCCGAATCACCTTTGAAGGCATTCCGTATGTCATCTACATCTGAATCATTGTCCATCAAGATCTGTACCACAGTTTCTGCAGCCTCTGCACGATCCACGGTGTTTACAAAACGTTTGAGTTCACCCCAGATTTCACTTGCTACTACTTCGCTCATTCTGCATCCTCCTCAACTGTAATTACCTCTGCCTTCTGATTACCAAAGTCTTTCATCACAACATCCAAGCACGAGTCATCGTTGCGTTCCCAACCTTTGCGGAACTTCTTGATGATTTCTCCAGCACTTGTGGTAAACACCAGACTGTTGCCTTCTTTCTTGAGCAGACCTTTTTTCTCAATCAAGTCAGTAAGACCTGAGTAAGGGCTCATGCCTGTTGTGTAAGGGATTTTAACTTGCACACCTTCAAAGGGCTTGGCATAGCGTGTTTTCATAACTTTACAGCCTGCACGGATACCGTTGACTTCAGATACTTTGTTGCCATCTTCATCTTCTTTGAGCTTCATCTTCTTCATGGCAACCACAATTGAGCTTGCGTAAATGAAACCTTGGCCGCCTGAGATCTTGTCATCTGGATCAAACATGTCCTGGCTAGCGTATGTGTGATTGGTACACACTAGGCCAACGTTGTAGCTACCAAACATGTTGACGCAGTTACGAACAAGTGCGGTGAGTGCTTTGGGTTTGCGACCAAGGTCACCTTTCATTTCACCTGCATCAAACTGGTTAACGTCTGTGGGTGTTAACAACATGCCCAGGGAGTCAATAACAAACATGACCTTAGGACGTTCGCCGTCTGGTAGTGCTTTGTAGTCGCTCATGAATGTGGAGATTGTTTTTGCCACATCATCAATCATGGCCATACTCAGTTTAAGAAGTTTGTCTGGACCAGTGTCAACACCTAATGCTTTGAGCCAGTCTTCATCCAGTGCGTTCTCACTGTCGATCAACACCACAAAGATACCTTGCTCTTGTGCGTGTTTGACAATGTTGCCTGAACAAATATATGATTTGCCTGCGCCTGAATCACCAGCAAACACAGTGACTTTGCCAAGCGGAATGCCGCGATTGAAGTCACCAGAGATCAAATAGTTCAGGGCATAGTTGCCTGTGCTGATCCAATCTGTAGGATCATTGAAGCCAATGCTTAGGCCGTCAATGCTTTTTGTAATTTCCTTGCGGAACTTGCTTACGTCGAATGGTTTTCCCATAATAGTTTCTTTCAATGTAAAATAATGCTGGCAAAATTGTTTGCTTGTGAGTTATTATAAAGTATTTTACGATACTCAGTCAAGTGTTTGTCTAGATCAATCATGTTAGCAACAGGAATCTGATTAGCCATCGCTTGTCGATTATGTTGGTTACACCACGCCAGGAATTCTGGACTAAATGCCATGGTCTCAGGTTGATGTAGATTGAGATTAAACGAATATTCTAAAGTTTCGTAATTGTAATGATCTTTGCAATCAAGATTCATATCAAAATATTCAAACTTATTATAAAGTTGTCGCCCTACATAGGTGTATCCAAAGGTAAAATTCATCCGATCTTGATTAGAAATCATGGATGTTTTATGGAATGGATTATCAAATATTTCCCACTTGCTAGAGGCGTTAAACTCAATGGGTTTAGTAAAAATTGATTCCAGTCTATGAATAGCCATATTTACATCTTCGTATGGAAAAATCTTTCCAAGATGTTGCATAGCCACTGCTAATCGTGTTTCTACTATTTCATCTGGAAATTGATCATGCAATTGATTGCCTAATCTTGCAGAGTTAGAATTTTGACTAAATCTCAACTGATGTACTTGTACTTTATGATTTTGTGAAAACACCCATTCGGCGTGTATCTTATTAAGAAGATTCTGATCTAGGTATGTTTCTAGATTGTCTGATTGCGGGAAGCTAATCCCAACAAGATCATAAAGAATGTCATTGGTATTTGATAACGCCCAGTGAAGATCTGTTAAACTTTTGCTGACATTTTTTGCTATTATTTGATTATCAGAAAATTTATTTTGATTATTGCTAATCGATTTTCCTACAAAAAATTCAAGCAATTCATGGTTGTACACTACTTCAAAAGGTATGCTATCACCAGTATTCTCAAATACCAAAGAAAATTTCATAATAACTTTATAATAGATAAAACACAAACACCGGTCGGTGTTTGTGTTACTCAATGATTACTTTTGCTGTCTTGCACGAATCATTGCCAAGATATCCTGGGCATTGCCACCGGCGGCAGCGGCTGGTTTAGCAACTGGTGCTGTGGCAACTGCAACTTCGTCTTCATCATCAAATGGTGATGCACTTGCTACTGGAGCAGGTGCTGGAGCAGCCTTGGCCACTGGAGCACTTGCAGCCACAATGTCGTCTTCGGTAACGCCACTGTTGCCACCTGC